GGTGATACACCGAGCCGCGAAGCAAGGGCCGGCCATTGTCGTACCCAAAGGCACGGTGATACAAACCGACCCCATTAACGGCACAGTTTACCGAGTGATATTAAGCCAGGACACGACACTGCAAGAGCATGAATCGTCAACGATTGGCAAGGTAGAGGCCGAGCATGAAGGCGCGGCCTTTAATCTAGGCGAAGGGTATTTCCATGTCCTAACCACGGCGGTTCCAGGTATTAGCCGTGCGGTGAATACCGCCGATTGGTTAATCAAAGCGGGCGCCGATGAAGAGAGTGACGACCAATTGAGGGTGCGCATTCGTAATCAATTTAGTGGGGTGGCGAAATGGCACATTGATGCGGCTTACCGTTCACTGCTGATGTTGCGCGCCGGTATTAACAGTGAAAATGTTTACTTCAAGCACAACGCGCCCCGAGGTCCAGGTTCGGCTAATGCGTTTATTCTATTGGATTCTGGGGAGCCATCGCCTCAAATGCTGGCGGATTTGAATACGCACATTAATCACGAAGGGAATCATGGCCATGGTGATGATTTAAGAGTGTATGCCATGCCAGGTAATACCATCACCGTGAAGTGTCGAGTGTGGATAGGGAGAATATTGTCGGTAGAAGAGAGCTCGCAGCTTGAAGCTAATATTGCCCTTTTTATTGGTTCGGCCTTTAGGCAGAACACCGATTATAACGTGACGAAAACCAAGCCTTCTTCGCGGTTTAGTTTTTCGAGATTAGCCCAAGAGCTGCACGGTGAATTCTCCGTATTAGAATCGATTGAATTTGAAAATGCTGACCTAACCAATGGCATGGAAGTGCCAAGAATGGGCCATTTGGAGGTCAGTATTGAAACGGCCTAACTTTACGCTCAAGCATTGGATGGGTAAGGGCGAAATCTACAAATTAGGACAGGCTTTGCTTGGGTATTGGTCGCGAGTTCAAGACGTATTGGAGTGGCCGCTTAGACAGTTAGACCCGATGGTCGCCCCTATCGAATTTGTTGATTTGATGGCTTGGCAACGCGACATCGAACGTCTGCCTAAAGAGCCCGAGCATATCTACCGTATTCGAGTGAATTTTGCTTACGCCTTTGCAACCGGTGGCGGCTCTGAGGTGGGCTGGGAAACCATGTTCGATCAGTTGGGTTATCCCCATATCGAAATCGATGAGCGTTTGAATTATTACCCTTGGGACGTGGTGAGCGTGAAAGTGCGAGACAGCGATTTGAACGAAGTCCCTGGCTTGATGGACGCCTTGGTTCGCCAATATGGCAGAACCTGCCGTCGATACAGCTTTGATGTGACAACGGCGGCTTATCCTCATATTTCGGTTACCGAGTTCAGTCACACCCATGAAACGTACAGCGCATCAATAGGATAGGTTATGGCAGTCATTACCATTGCAGGCGAGCAGCTGATTGCTCGAAAACAACAAGCAAAACAACCCTTGGTGATCCGAGAGTTTGTGCTGGCGCATGTGCCGAACTTAGACCCACAGATACCGCCACGAAGAGACCAATCGCTTCCGACGAGTCGCCAGATTGTGTTTCGCAGTGCACCGACGCGTAGCGCTTGTGTGAATGGTAACGAAGTCGTCTATTCGCTGATTCTAGATAACACGGTGGGCAACTTTCAATTCAACTGGCTCGGCCTAGTCAGCGAAGAAGGGGTGTTGATATCAGCCAATCACATGGTGGTGCAATCGAAGCGTAAGAACAACGAACGCACCAGTGAAGAAGGCAACAACTTAACGCGCAACTTTTTGCTTAAGTTCTCAGGTGCCCAGGCCATCACCAATATTACAGTGACGCCAGAGACGTGGCAGTTTAACTACGAAGCCAAACTCGATGACATGGATACCTTGCTCGCCCAGTTGACTGTCGGACTCATTGAGACTCAAAAGGATGTTGTTGAGCAAAGCCATGAAAACTTGATGTTGTCAGAAGCCAACCGTGAATTAGGAATGCGCTTAGATGAAATGAACACAGTAGCGATGATTCGTGAGCGTCGGTATGGCGAGCTGAGGTTTGAAATGAATCGGACTCATAAATTATCAGAGAACAGGCGGTTTGATATGGATGTGTCTTTGACCACGGCGTTGTTGAAGTCGCAACAGAATACGGTTGAACAAACGCAAATGCTGATGAAGCTGAACGAAAAAATCAGAGTAATGGAGAAATAACATGAGCAATACCGATGCTTTATTGAAACAGGCCATTAGTGCGTCACTGCAACAAACTGAAGCCAGTCAGGCTTTGGCTACGGAAGTGAATCAAAAAATGGCGGGCATTGATAAATCCGTTTCGGACGCCCAAACAAAGGCGCAAAGTGCTATCGAAAGTACTGCCGACCAATTGGGTTTTATGGCAGTGAATTACAATTCTGATATGAAAGATGTCCTTGTTAAAGAGCAGCCGAACAAGCAAGGGGTCATCAACCAAATTCCCCTTGGTTGGGGAGTGAAGCCGGACTTTTTAGACTGTTGCCATTTGGAAATGATTCCAGCGACCTCGGGTTCAATTCCGGTGGAACGACATGAAGAAGCGAGAGCCTTACTCGATTTTATGGGGATAGGAGCAGACACCAAATACTGGTCTGGTTCCTTCAACATATTAAAAATTAGAGTACTTGATACGTCTTTTATCGAGCGTACGGGTTACGACGCTCATATTGCTGACCAGCACTTAAGACACGATCCTGCGACCTCATTTCTTCGTTATGTCAAAGTCATCGGTAAAACCTCGGTGAGGTGGATCGGGGGAGAGACTAACGGTGAGTGGGTTCAGCAAAGAACTGTCGTGAAAAGCACCCCTGGAGCAGGAAGGTACACTCACGTCGACCTGGTTTTTAATGAAAAGACGGAAATTGGTGATGTGGTCATGATCGCGCTGCCGACTGTCGTTCCAGGGATTTGGCCGGAAGGTCGTAAACACACCAGGTTGTACAACCTTAAAGACCATTTCACTAAAACCATTGCGAAAAAACACGCTTAATAAGGGGTTAGCATGACTATATTGATTGTGACTGAACACGGCTTAGTTGAAGAAGAGTGGCTAGAGGTTCGAGAGCGCCGTGATGTACTTATTGCTAAAACGGATTGGGTGATGATGCCTGATGCGCCGCTAAGTGATGAAGTCAAAGAAAGCTATCTTGCTTACAGGCAAGCACTGCGAGACATCCCCCAGGCGTTTAGTCAGGCGGAAGAGGTCATTTGGCCAACAATGCCAGGTCGATGACGTGCTTATTCTTAACGGCGCTCAGCTCCCACTTAAGAACCTACGTATTAGCGTTCGCCAGCAATTGGCCGGACAAGATATGTCCGGTCAAACCTCGGCAACCGACCAAGCGGAAACAGGCAGTAAGGGTAAAATACTGACGGTGAAAGGAGTGATCCCTTTTACTAAAAATCAGTTGCTGACTAACTTGTTCAGTATGGCCGAAGCGCAAGAAAGCGACGCGCGCCAAATCTATCGTATCAGTAACAAAACAGCCGAGGCGTTGAAAATTCGTCAGGTGAAATTCCAAGGGGTAGTGCGTGCTGATGAACAAGAGTCCCATCGCCAGTGGAGTGTCTCGTTTGAGCTGGTCGAACACCTATCCGTACCTGAGCGAGTGGAACAGCGTCAACCGGATCAACCTGCAGCACAGCAAAAAGTGCAGGGTGTGAATACACCGGTTGAAACAGGACAAACTGACGATGTACCGCCAGGCACGCAAGTGGAATTAACGGGCGTCATGAAGGTGCTAAAAAGCGTGGATAATGCACTGGCTTAAATGAGGGCGTGACCAATGACAACCAATAACAAGTTTCTTTGCCGCGCTTACCTGGGTAAAGAGAAAACTAAGGTGAAAAGCCATCGCATCGTCTTTAGTGAAAACACGCCTGGTCGTTGTGAGCTTTCCGTTGATGGTAACCCTGAACCAAACACGCTCATCGCTATCGATTTAGGTTGGGGGGATGACATTACTCGCGTCTTCTTGGGTTACATCGAACGCGTTCTACCGTCTGAAAAAGGATGGTCAAAAGTGTTTTGCCGTGAGCTCGCGGCCATTCTCTATAAACCGCTCAATATCATATTGCGCCATCCCACACTTATGCAGCTGCTGAGCGAGGTCACCAATAAAACGGGGCTTCAATTTGTGGTACCAGAAAAGGCTTACAGTAAAACAGCCATTCCTTGTTTCTATAGCGATGGTAATGGGTATAGAGTCATCGATGAGCTAGCCCAGGCGTTTAGCATCGATGACTTGTTTTGGCAGCAGCAAGGCAACGGCCAAGTGTATGTCGGCTGCTGGGCTGATTCATTTTGGGCAGATAAGCCGATCACTTTGCCCAATGCACTCATGACCAACCACACGGCCAACAAATCGGTAAAGATACCGGCTATCCCAAAACTCAAGCCCGGTGTTGTGGTGAATGGTCTTCGATTAGTAGGTGTTGAGTTTGAAGGAACGGAGGCAAAGCTAACATGGATGTAAACACCATTAAGCGCATTATCTTTAGGTTGTTTCCTGAACTCACTGGGCGATGGCATTTACCACGTTGGGGAAAGGTGGTTGCTCTCCCAGAGCTGCCAGAAGAAGGCGATTTATCCGAGCGCTTTTACCCACATTACGCGGTAGATGTTCAGCTACTCGATGAAAAGGGGATGGAGTATGAAGATAAGTCACCACTGCAAGCGGTGCCGCTTCCCGTTCCTGGTCTAGGCGACCATGCTGGTCGT